GAGAGCTCCTGAGTTTTCTCCTCTCAAGAACAATCCCTCTCTGATATCCCTTCCTCGTATAGCTTCTGAGGTATTGGTAGTGACGTCTCCTGTGAAGTCTGTTCTATAACCTTCTGTTTTGATCAAAAATCTAGGAAGGTCGACATCTAACGTAGGCAAAGAAGTAAATCCCGATCCTCGATCTACGATAGTTAAACTGGTGATCGCACCCCCGGTAACTACAGCAGTACCAAATGCTCCGCTACCACCTCCTCCGGTGATTCTAACGGAAACCAAAGAATAACCACTACCGCCATTGACGATACTGACAGAATTGACTCTGAACGTGAGATTGAATGTTGCTGAAGTGCCGATAGCGCCTACTCCGGGCGGTGCTGCTGATGTTGTAATAGTAGCAGATGCTCCGGTGGTAGGTGGTAATGTGATATAATTACCTGTAGATATTACTCTGAAACTGGATATAGCTCCCGGAGTGGTCAGTGTTTCTAAAACTTCAATGATACACGCACCTGTACCTGTTCCGCCATTTATCGTTAAGACATCACCGGGATAATAGTTAACACCTACAGCATTTATTCTAATAGTGTCTACACTCATCCTAATAGAACCAACGAATCCGCTTCCAGAGGTCGGAGATGGCTCAATAGCTTCTAATGTACATTCTCCAGCACCATTATTATATGTTAGAACCTTTTTATAAGGCCCTATTTCTACTCTAGCTTCGTTAACTAATTCTTCTGCACGTTTTAGTGCCGCTTCTAATGTTCTGTAGGCATAGGCCAAAGCACGACCTTGCAATGCTTTAGAAACTCCAGGTCTTTCGTCAGCACCCGATAATGCCACATACAAGTTAACCGATGATCCGAAAGCTGCATTGTCTACATAACGTTTGGTAGCAGCTATCAATCCTCCATAGACTGTGTCGTCGTCTGGTTCTGGATCTCTCGATAAGATCAATGGACCGCTCATTCTACCAAAAGATGAATCCACATTTCCAGTTTCTCGATTAATAGCGTTCACACCAGCCCTAGATATCTTGCTGTCGGCATAGGCTTTGTTTACTAATTCATGTTTGAATATGGGCTGTAATGGAGATATATTTGTACCAGCATCAATAATTCGATACTGTATACTACCAGATCTCATCGATAGATCTCCGCCTAATTGCGGAGTCGGATCAGCTGAAATTTCTGCGAAATCTGAGTTGATAGTTATTTCATTAGGATTAGTAATAAAGTCGATACTGATACCGTTGCCGGGCACTAATTTTTTAAAGGCAACTCCGGATTCTGTATTATTAACAGTGAGTATTGGAGTGTTACCAGTCAGTGCTTCGTTTTGACCTACGTAGGAGCTAGGTGTATCATCCAGACCAATAAAGGTCAATCTTTCTCCTAATCCTAGAGAGCTGTATAATTCTCTAAAGTTATCATTAACTTTTCTAAAAGAATCTCGTATACTATCACCGGTTCCGTCATTACCTACGGTACCGATATCAATGATTTTACGTGCCATATTTTAATCCCAATTGAGCTAAAGCTCTAATATTTAGCCCAAAGTTTTATAAGCCTAATGTAAATACTTGATGTTTTTAAAAACAGAGATACAAGAAAATCAATACGTTAGACGCAGTAAATGCGGGAACGAGCATGTCTATAAAAGAAAAAAGACCTTAGCGGTCTTTAGATGTGACAATTGTGATAGAATTTTTTCTAGAGATCTAAAACATATAGATCGAAAAAGATTAAGCAATAATTATTTTCATTGCTGCGCCGGATGTGATGCTAAAAGATTTGCACAACGAAAAGGAATTGAGCAGAAGAAAATCTGGGATCTACCAGCCAGCGTAGACTTGCCGGTATCTAAATTCTAAAACTTTCGCCACATCCGCAGCGATCTTTCTCGTTTGGGTTGATAAACTCAAATCCTTCATTGAGACCCTGCTTTTGCCAATCCATGGTTAACCCGTCGATATATGGCATGCTACGGCCGTCAATCCAAACTTTTACTCCGTTAGACTCATAAACAAATTGATCTCGAGTTACGGGAGCAACATCTACGTATTCGAGAACATAAGCAAGACCACTACAACCTGTGGTTTTTACTCCAATGCGCAGTCCTAAGCCTTTACCTCTTTTTTCTAAATTAGCTCGAACTTTTTCGGCTGCTAGGGGAGTGAGATTAATCATACTGAAAAACTGCTACCGCAGCCACAGGTAGTTTGTGCATTAGGATTTTGTATGACAAATTGACTACCGTGTATTTCATCTTTGTAATCAATAACAGCACCAGTCATATATTGCATACTCATAGAATCTATAAGTATTCCGTCGATTTCAAAATCATCTTCGTTGATATCTTCGTCTAATGTAAATCCGTATTGGAATCCAGAACATCCACCACCCTGAACAAATGCTCGAACTTTGAGCTTAGGATTATTTTCTTCTGCTAATATATCCGATATCTTAGACTGCGCCGACTGTGTTATGGTGATCATGTTTTTTCTTATAGTCCTCTATAGCTGCCTTGATCGCATCTTCTGCCAAAATACTGCAATGAATCTTAACGGGCGGAAGAGCCAATTCTTCGGCGATCTGTGTGTTTTTAATTTCAGCGGCTTGGTCGAGGTTGCGTCCTTTGAGCCATTCTGTTGCCAGTGAACTCGACGCGATCGCCGAACCGCAGCCATAAGTTTTAAACTTCGCATCTGTGATTATGCCCTCTTCGTTGACTTTGATCTGTAGCTTCATTACGTCTCCGCAGGCAGGAGCACCTACCATACCGGTGCCCACCTCCGGATCATCCTTAGCAAAGCTACCTACATTGCGAGGGTTCTCGTAGTGATCAATAACTTTGTTTGAATATGCCATCTTATATCCTTTTTATTTTTTAGCGATCATAGATTGGATCTTTTCCTGAACGATCTTAGCCCAGAAAGGCTGAGGAAAGTTCCAACCGATAAATGCTCCTACTGCTACCCAAAATAGTATATCTAACATTTTACGCTCCTTGTAAACGGATGTCAACAACTTCCCAGTTGATGATTCTCCAAATATTATTTAAGTATTTTGCTTTGTCCTGTTGATAATCTAATGCCCATGCATGCTCCCAAGCATCTATCAATAAAGAGATTTTCATCGTCTTTTTATATTCGTGATTATGTATCGTGTGCAGTGTGCCACTGGTATCCATATAGATCCAATTGGATCCTTGAGCTGCCATAAATTCTTTTTCCACAGCTTCTTTAAATTTTTCAAAACTTCCATACTTTTCATCTATGATAGATTTACTGAGCCCCTCTGGTTTATTAGCTGCTCTGGGCGGGGCCAAGTTAGCAAAGAAAATGTTGTGCAACATAGCACCACCATAATTGAAATCCGGATCACCTTCACCTTTGTTATATCGATCTGAATACTTGGCAGCGAGGCCGTCATAGTGGTATTTTAGAGTATCTTCACTCATTACCGGTGCAAGTTCATCTTTACCAAATTTAAGTTTTTCTTGGTAAATTTCTCTTTTATCTTTGTTTTCTGTTAGACTTTTAATAAAATGTAGCATGTTTATATTTACCCTGCTAAATAAACCACAAGGAGATTTAACCATGGAAATCGTACTTTTAGCAATCGCCGTAGTAGTCATTGGCGCTTTCATTTATTACAATCGCAGCTCTAAGAGCTTAGACGTAAACAAAGATGGAAAAGTTGATGCTGCCGATGCAAAGGCCGCTGTCCAAAATGTCGTAGAAGGCGTTAAAGCCACTGCCGACGCTAACAAGGACGGCAAGGTTGATGCTGCTGATGTTAAAGTAGTTGCTCAGAAAGCTAAGACTGGTGCTAAGAAAGCCGCAGTTAAAGCCAAAGAAGCAGTTGCTAAGAAAGCAGGTCGTAAGCCGAAATCAAAGGCCTAATCTTTTAGCTTCTTCGTAGAGTGCGAACGAAGCAAGATTTTTTGCTTTGCTCTCGCACATGATGTCGAAGTTATCCCTAAAACTCAGTGCCCATTTATTCGCTGCTGTGTTCCAGTAGAAGTTTGAATGAGCTCTGAGTTTTGCTTTTTTATGTCCACTCTCCATTAGCGCATCAAGGGAGGGAAGGGTGTCGATGGGATGGTCATTAAGATGCTCTTCCCGTGAAACACTATAATGTATAACAGGCCGCTGACCACGCCAGCTATCAATAATCCTTTTAACACGGTCGTCATTCGCTTCAATATATTCTCCGGTGTGTATCCAATGATGGTGTATGTCTAATACCAGTGCGCAGTCTTTGATTAGTTCTAGACTAGCATCTGTACCCCACGAAATTTCGTCATTCTCGATCGTTAATGTATTGCGGGCTTCTGGAGTCATGCGAGCCAGCGCAGAACGTATACCATCGGGTCCTCGTCGGCCTGCGATGTGAACGTTGATTTTAAAGTCTTGGAACGTTTTACCATACCCCATCCAGCGAGCCATGTCCACATGATATTCGAATTCCTCGATTGAACGATTTACAATATCTTCGTTATCGCTAGCAAGGACAGTAAACTGACCAGGATGAAAACTAAGCCGAACACCACGCGAGCGAGCTGCATCTCCCACTTGCTGAAATCCTCTTTCACAAGCTGATCTGACATCGGGAGTCCGCCAAAACCAGCTCCAAGTTGGCTCAGTGTATACAGGAAGGATATCACTACTGAGTCGTACCATTCTAAGATCTTCATCTAATTCTCCAACTCGCTCTACTAGCAGTCGGCAGCTTTCGATGTTCTGTTTCATCAGATCCCAGAGCTTCTCACAGGCTGCGTCTCTACTTTGTCTATTTAACCAAGCAACAGTGGTACTTCCGGTATTATACTTTTTACAGTCATCTTTAGGCTTAATACCGTTTACTTGATCAGGTCGATCGATCCATTTGCAGGCAAAACCAATACGTTTAGTCATACTATTATTATACGACTTTTAACGCCAGTTGTCAATGACAAATTTATCCTTTACTTCACAGGGATTTGGCTCGCCATGAAATACAGCTACAGAACATTCTGGATGAGTATTTACATCGTCTTTAACGGTTTTGAACTGTCTCTTACCATTTAACACATGCAGTTCTTCTCTTGATCTTATTTCCCATTTGTAGCTCATTATCCATTCTTTAGGCCAAAATTTAATTTTATTTTGACATAACTTCCAAATCCAATCTTGATCTCCCTGCATTCTTTGAGCGTCTGCAGGTTTTGATTTGAATTGTTCCCAGATGTGATTTTGTGTTCCGTGATTCCATGCTAGTACAGAACTATTGAGATATTTCCAGGATGCATAAAATTTTCTATTGAAATCATGTATGCCTACAAATTGATCCGGAAGATACAATGCCAATTTATTAATATTGCTATGTATGACCACATCGAGATCGAAATAAATTATTCTACCCCGCAATGGCAAATTAGGATCAAACATATGAACCTTATGCCACCATCCTCTGTGATAGTTTGCGTTTGGTTGATATATAGATCTTACACCGTCTATAGGATGCTGATCATCAGTTAAACATACAAATTCGTAAGGTATGGAAAGATGTCGAGAGATCATATTTCTTAATCTTTCAACATACTCCCTACCATATTTGTTACCGAATCTCACACACAGCACAGTAACTTTTGTATTTGGATCGAGAGATTGTAATACTTCTAAATTTTTTTGAGCTGCTTTTGCTGCCTTGGCTTCTCTTTTAAGACGTTTACGTTCTTCTTTTGACAATTCCATCTATCGTTACCAAATCTTCTAATAATTTTTTTAATTTATCTAACCTAACCATGTTAGGACCATCTGAAGGTGCATTATCGGGATCTTGATGTGTTTCTATAAACACACCCGCTAAACACCCCGTGGCTATAGCAGCCCTCGCCAGGTAGGGTACCATTTCGCGGTCTCCGCCACTGACCGATCCCAATCCTCCAGGCTGCTGAACAGAATGTGTGGCATCAAAGATAACGGGATAACCAGTATCTGCCATAATAGGTAAACTGCGCATATCGACCACAAGATTATTGTATCCATGAGTATATCCTCTTTCGCATAACATTATTCTTTCATTGCCTGTTGAAGCAATCTTGGCTGCAACGTTTTTCATATCGTGAGGTGCAAGAAATTGACCTTTTTTAACATTGACCACACATCCTGTTTGACCAGCGGCCAATAATAAATCAGTCTGGCGACATAAAAAGGCAGGAATTTGTATAACGTCTATGCCGGCATCGGCTACTAGCCCGGCTTGATAGTTTTCATGTATGTCAGTCAATACAGGGATACCAAATTCATGTTTGATACCGTTAAGAATTTTTAATCCTTCGTCTATACCTATACCTCGTTTGGTATTGATGCTCGAACGATTGGCTTTATCAAAACTGCTTTTATAAATCAAATCTACGTCTAGACTATCGCAGATTTCTTTAATACTACCTGCCATAAACTCGGAATGGTCTTGACTTTCTATCTGACAGGGGCCAGCAATAAGAAAGATTTTATTTTCGTTGCTGGCTAATATTCGATTGATTGAAAATGTACGCATATTATTATTTATGCGTACATTTTTTTAGGCTTCGTAGATTGCGGAGTTAGCTCCGTGCTCAAATACTTCTACCGAACGAACACGTACACCTTGGCCTACTGGATAACGACATTCGAAAGTTTTATCATTTACAGTATAGCTTTCTCCTGCTTGGAATGTTTTAACGATCTTATCTAATTCTTTAAAAGCTAATTCTGAAAACTTTTCACAGCCAACAGCCGGTACAATTCGTAAATCACACATGCCACCACGATCTTGAAGACCATATGCCGCCATACCTCTAAAGATATCTAAGTAAGGATCATCTTCTGCGATTACCAAAGTATGATCAAACATATATTCAAGCCATGCTTTGAATGCTTTAAGCCCGCCAAAGTCCATGACCCAATTACGATCATCTAGTGTTTCACTTTCGAACTGTGCTCGAACACCAATTGAGTAACCATGAAGTAATGAGCAATGTGAATGAGTTGAACGCCATTGTCTAAAGCAACAGCTTAGACCTTGTTCATTGCCATAAGTTTTAGTTGAAATATATTTCGCCATCTCTTGCCTCCTATGCATATAAGCGAGTAAGTTTGATGACTTGCAGAATATTTAAAGAGGGTTGAAAGTCATTTAAGTCCTCTATAGAACTATTGTACTACCTGAATATTTATAATGCAACGAAGAGGACGTTATTTTTTCTCCATTCTTCGGGTACGTTCCATGAATCTTTATTTCTTATGATAAATTTTTTACTAGGATAATTTTGAAAAATTCTTCCAATTTGGTATATCCAATATGATGGATCAACTGGTTGCGAATCGATTCTAGAATAATTTGATGTGCCTTTGTATATGTTGTTCACTGATTTATCGATAGGATACAAATCAAAGCCTATTAATTCGATTTCTTCGACATCCGAAGAAGCTGCCAATAGCACAGCGAAACAACCGCTGCCCCAATGTTCAGGGTCATCTTTTTTTGATTCTCCTTTGAAAGGAAGCTCGGGAACGACTTTTATGTTTTTATTCTTTTTGATTTTTCGAAAGAAATGAAACCAATGAGGTCTTACATAGATCAATGTATTTTTAGTTTGAGGATTTTCGACGGCTTCTGCAACCATCCTTCGATCACAACAGATAAGATGATCTACAACAATATCTCGATGTAGAGCATTACATCCTATTAGTGTATGAGTGTTTCTATATTTTTCAATATCGATAGATTTACGACTTTCGCCGTTACCGATCACCAAGGCTTTGGACATTACTCAATTCTTCCAAACCCGCTCCATAAACCAGGATTACCTGCTTGTGTGCATACCCAACCTACGAATTTTCCAGGCTGTGGATAGGTATTCCAAACAATGTCACCCTCATTAAATGCTCCGCTGATAGGAGGTTCGTTACCATTTAAATGTAACTTGTCATTGAATTTTATAGGACCATTTACATGTAGAGAACTTCTAGGATCTGGATTAGAAACATTTATCGCCAATTTTCCTAGCACACTTACTTTTATTTCTCCCTGAGACGGATTCCCTAATACAATATTACCACCGGCTTGTATTGTTATTCTTGCTGTGTTGTCTGTTACTAATTCTAAATCTGCAGAATTAAAAGTTCCTATGCTACCTACATTAGGTTCAGATGCACCGAATATTAATTCTATGTTTTGATCTGCGATACTCAAAGATGCTTTTGGTTCTTCGGTCCCCAATCCAAGTCGATCGGTGTTAGCATCATAGATCAGATACTCATTGATCCTTACTCCTCCGTCAACTAATAAACCTTTTAATCTTCCTACTTCTCTAAGATTACTTTTGGTAACTGTGGGTCCTAATTCTTTTTCGTCTAAAACTTTAATGTTGTTGACTGATATAGATTTTTCTTTAGCGAGATCAATGTTTTCAGATATGAAAAATCTATCAGGTTTGCTGGCAAATATTAATTGCTTGTTGTGTCCTTGACCGCTCCATATGATCCCTTTTCCGTCTATATCTCCTTTTATGATCACGAAAGGAAATTCGGAAGAATCAATTTCTTTGCCTTCTGACAAAAGTTCTTTGATAAGAGTCGTTAGTATTTCTAGTTTATCTTTGTCAGCCATAATTAAGAATTTCCAATTTTACCAAAAGGTTCCCAAATTCCGGGACTACCTGCTTGTACACAAATCCAACCTACATATTGATTAATCCTAGGTTCAGAATTCCATACGATATCACCGGCATTATATGATCCACTGCTGGGATATGATCTGTCAACTTTCTGTAATCTGTTATTAAATTTTACGGAACCATTGACATGAAGATCTACTTCTGGGTCCGGAGTAGATACTTTAATAGCCATTTTACCGTGAACGGAGATTTGCACTGGAGATATTTTAGTATTTCCTAATGTGATATTTCCACTAGAACTTATAGATATTCTTGCAGTGTTATCTGTTACTATATCAAAATCGTTGCTGGCATGTGTGCCTATAAAACCTCTTACACTGTTTTTTGTTCCAACGATTACTTCAATTCCGTCTTCGGCGATGCTAAGGGCAGCATTGGGATCTTCGGTACCTAAGCCTAATCTATTGGTTGAACTATTATAGACTATGTATTGATCTAATGTTAAATCACCATCGACTATCAATCCTTTTAATCGACCTACCTGTTGTAAACTACTTTTAAT